ACTCTGCTTGTATGAGTACGTTAAGTTCATCTTGTAATTGTCTTAGATTATCAATCTCTCTTTGTAATTCAGCTTTTAAATCTGCAAGTTGGTCACCTTGTCCAAGATATGTTATTGCCTGTTCGTATAGATATCTGTGTGATTCTGAAACACCCTCTGATGAAATATTATCTCTTAACTTTTCATACTCTATAAAAAACTCACCGACAGTTAAAGTTGTAACAGGATTATTATTTAATAATTCTTTTATATCTTTATCGACAAACTTATCAGCATCTTCAGTTACATAATAAGTTTCATTTTTGACAACTATTTTTTGTGAAGGATCGTTTTCTATTTCTGGTATAGAAACAAACTCTCCTGATTTCATTCGTAGAGTTCCTGCTGCAGCTGGATTAGAACCTGATGCAACAAAGTCTCTTTCATCTTTAACAAAAGTAGATATTTGTTCTCTACGAGCGGCTTCTATTGCTCTTTCATAATTTTCATTATTTTTAAGTTGTTCTTTTGTGTATGGCATTATCTCGTTACTTTAAATGTAAAATCATCATCATAGTAATTTACAATCTG